TTGCGGTCGCGGGGCCCGGGCGGAGCGGGCCCCGCGTCACTGCGCTCGAGGTGTGTAGCGGGCTACTCGAGCAGCGACGAGCGCTTCTACGTCCTCGACGCGGAAGCGCACCGCACGTCCGAATCGGACTTCGGGAAGCTCGCCGGCCCGGCGGAGCTCGAAGATGGTGGTTCGTGAGAGGCCGTAGCGGTCACGGATCTCCTCAGCCTTCAACAGTCGACCGCTGTCATCATTCGACATCGCCCGACCATGCGCGCCACCTGCTCGGCCGTCAACCTTTCGCCGGTGTCGGCGCGCACCTGTTGCGCGCCGGGCCCCATGGCGGCGGCGCCGGATGCGGTGGCGTCCGCGCTCGCGGAGTGGTGAGATTCGATCGGTGCCGGCCGCGGTCTGCTATCACCAGGATCTAGAGGAACCGGGCCCGCTCGAGGGCGTCCGGTGGGAACGGCTCGAGCTGCCGACCTGCGCCTACTGCGGGGGTCGGCGCTGGGCCTGGGTCGTGAAACCGATTCTGCGGCCGGTACCGGCCCGGCGCCGCCGGCGCTGGCGCTGGCAGCAGCCGGCCCAGCTAGAGCACCAGCAGGCCGAGGGCGACCAGCGCGAGGCCGGCGAGCTCGAGGGCGTCGAGCACCTTTGGGGGCACGGCCGGGCCGACCAGGGCGAGCAGTAGCGCCACCGCGAACAGCAGCACCGCCGCGAGCATCAGCGCGTCCGAGAGGCCGGTTTTGCCGTGGACGATATCCGCGAACGTCATGCGGTCGAGCATGCGCGTACTTCGCGCCTTTGGCCAGGTGGGGCGTGCCGCGAAGTAGGTACTTCGCGCCCGGCCGACGCACACGGACCCCCGGAGGGGAAATTGCCCCCGGGGGCCCGGGCGATGCCTACTCGAGCGGCCAGGCTAGACGGCCCATGGTCGATACCCGAACCGGTGGAAGAGGGCGGCGGCACACCGGGCGTTCCATCCCAGGGCCAGCGGGTTACCGGGGCCGATGCGGTGCCGGCACCAGGCGACGGTACCGGGGGCGTGTATCTGCCAGGCGCCGTAATCGTGGGTTCGGGATACGGCGCGGGGGTTGCAGCGCGATTCACGCCAGGCCAGGTAATCGAACCGGGCGGGGAGACCAGCCGCGACGCGGGCGGCGTGGACGGCGCCGGCGCACCGGCCGACCGTGGCCGCGGCCGGTGCGGCCGGCATGGTGAGGGCGCCGGCGACGGCCAGGCCGGCGGCCAGCGCGGCTAGGCGCCGCACACCGGGCACGGTGCCACCTTTCGGGACCGGAGGTGCGGCCAGGTGTGTTCGCCCGCGATCCCATCGGCGTCCGTCCAGCCCCACGACTGTTGCATACGGGCCGTGGCGTTGTGCATGCCGTCTCCCCACCAGCCGTCGCGGTTCGCGGGCGTGTCGGAGATGTACCCGTTCAGGATCATCGCTTCCTGCCACGCCAGGCAGGTTGAGCTCGAGCAGCCGTAGTCGCCGGTGCCGGGGTACGGCGGGCACGTCCAGCTCGAGCTCGAGGGCGGCGGCGTGCCGGCGCCGCTCGAGGGCGGCGCCGTGTCGGTGAGCCACGCGCTGAGCCAATCGCCGGGGCATGCCGTCGCCACGATGTTGCGGTGCCCGTAGCGGGGCACGGCCCGGCCGGCGTGCGCGTCGACGCGCCGGTAGAAGTCCTCGAGGGCGGCGAGCATGGCGGAGGTGGGCACGTCGTCGACTCCTACCAGGGCGCAAATCGAGGGCATGCGAGCGTTCGAGTCGGCGGTGCCGTTGGCGCCGCCTTTGCGTCCGATGATCCGACCTTCCATCAGGTACCCGTGAGCGCAGGCCAGGGCGCAGTATTCGATATCGGACTGCTCGGGGATGGCCTGGTGGGATGCCTGTATGGCTCGCACCTGGGCCCGGCAGGCTTCATGGTCGGCGCCGGCCACCATGTAGCCGTGGCCGGCGCCGGTGTAGTGCGTCACGGTGGCGTCGAGCGACGAGAAACCGCCGGCGTTCGATTTCGGCGGCATCGCACCCCAGGCGGCCCGGTAGTCGATGGGGACGCTCGAGCTCGCGGTGGCCAGCAGGTCGGCGCCCACCTCTTCGGGGGTGTCGTCGGGGTATTCGAGGGGTTCGGCGTCATTCGTCGTCGTGTCGGTCACGGTCAGGCCTCCTTACGGTTGCGGTCAGCAGGGCGCCGGCGAGCACGGCGCCGGCGCCCAGCAGCACGGCACCGGCGACGCGGGGCCCACCAGGGCCGCCGGCGGCGAGCAGGGCGGCGCCGGCGGTCAGCATCGTGTCGGTGGCCGCGTAGAGGGCCCACCAGCGCCGGCGCACCGGTCACGGCGTGACGTAGTGCCCAGCGACGATCAGCTGGGAACCGTTGTTGAGCGGAAACTTGCCGGCGCCCAGGGTGGGGACGCTCGAACCGGTCATGGCGCCGGAGTTCTGGAGTCGCATGATGCGCGCATCCTCGGGGCTGGCGGTGGCGCCGCCGTAGCCGTAGGCGGGGAACATGGGCTGCACGTAGCCGGGCACGAATCGGCCGATGCCGGAAAACTCGGAGCCGATATCGGACGCGAACAGCCAGCAGGTCGCGAGGCCCAGGGCGGCGGCCGGGTCCAGGGCGACGGGCAGGGCGACGCGCAACGGTTCGGCTAGGCCGGAGGCGCCGCTACCGAACGTGAAATGGGCGGCGAACGTGACCACGCGCACCGCGACCGCCCACCAGCCTTTTACGGTGTAGCCGGCGCAGTTGGCGCCGGAGTCTCCTTGGAGCCAGGGCTGCCAATCGGTGAGCAGCGGTTTCAGGTAGGTGTCGAGCTTGTCGACTAGCTGCTGGTGGTCGGTGGGGTGATCGCGCACCAGGTCGCCGGGTTCGGGATACGGCAGGCCCAGGACGGGGGATTGGCCGCGTTCACTCATGCCGCGTGCACCTCCTGCGCCGGCGGTTGGTCATAGGTCTCCCAGGTGAGGTCGGCCGGTTGGCTCGCCCAGGTGTCGGCCGCGGCCACGTCGGCCCACGATTTGCCGGTGTTCGACAGGGCCCAATCGGACACGTTGAGCTCTACCGTCCAGCCGTCCGGCGTGACGTGATCGGTCCAACCTTCTACGTAGAGGACGCCACCGGAGACCGGGGCGTCGGAGGGGAGGTCATCCACGGCGACCAGCTGACCCAGCTTGAGGGTCATCAGGTTCGACCAGAAAGCATCGCCGGGGCCGTAGGGCGGGCAGTAGAGCAGCACCGCGAGGCGGGTGATCGCCCAGGCCGGCCGGGCCCGGCGGCCCAGCCAATAGTCGGCCATTAGCGCGGCGTCGGACTCGTTGACGATCTCGGTTTGCACCGAGAGATCCATCAGGCCATAGCGGGCCTGCGCGTCGGTGTCTTCCGCGGTGACGGTCGGGCGGGCGCCGGCGTTCGGGTCGCTCGAGGCGCCATATGTGACGCGGACGCGGTTCACTTTCGGGCCGACCATTTCCACTGAGGGGGAGACCAGCACCAGGTCGGCGGGGAAACGGAGGGCGACGGTTTGGCGGGCCCGGTGGCCCCGGTCATGCCATTCGAGGCGGCCCGGCTGCTCCACCAGCAGGCCGCCACCGGAGGTCGACGCCAGCTGGGCCATGTCGCCGGTCGTGATCCTCTTCGCATACCAGGCGGCGAGCATGGTGCCGCCCGGGTCGACTGATTGATAGGCGGGGTCGAGCCCGGCGAGGTTGAACATGCGCCGGATGCGGTCGGCGTCGGTCTCTTGGCCCCAGACCGGGTAGACGTTCGTGGGGTCGTCGTCGGTGGCCACGGTGCGGGCCAGCCACACGAAACCGCGCGACACCGCGGTGAGGCGCATGATGGCGTACCGGGTCGAGTCGTCGGGGGCCTGCCATTCGACCACGCGGTCGGTGACGTCACCAGTGAACCGTCCGAGGCGGCCGGCGTTCGGTGGCAGCAGGTAGGCGGCCGACACCTCCGCCCCCCATTCGGTGTCGGAGTAGTAGCGGTCAGGGTTGCGGATCGTGGCCTGGAGCGTGGCGGCGCCCATATCCGAGTCGACACTGTCGCGGCCGTAACGAATCGTGCAGTCGAGCAGGTCGGAGGCGGCCACCTCGAGGCCGGGGGTAGGGGGGCCGAGAATCAGCGTGAACGGGACGGTCATCCAGTCACACCCCAGGCGCCGCGCACCCCAAACGGGTTCGGTTGCCCGCGGCGGGCGCCGGCCTTGGCCAGCAGCGCGGTGATCTGACGGGCCACCCCATCGGGGTCGAGGGCGCCGTTCACGGTGATTTGGTAGGTGGCGCCGCCACCGGCCTCGAGGCCACCACCTCGAGCTCGAGCGGCGCCGGCGAAGCTGGGCGGCGGCGCCACCGCAAACGGCATCCCAGGGATTTTGCCCAGCAGGCCGCCCAGCTTTCCGAGGGCGTCGAGCGGTGCCTTGAGCATGGCCACGATGGCATCGATCGCTTTGCGGAACACTCCCACCAGCCATTCGATGGCGGCGGCGATGGCGTCGATCACGACCGTGAACGCGTGTTTGATCGTGTCCCAATGCTTGACGATGGCGGCCACGGCGAGGCCGATCGGGCCGACGAGAATGGCCAGGATCAACGGCCAATGATCTTTGATCCAATTGAAGACGCCTTGCACCAGCCGGAGGATGAAATCCCAGGCGGCGCCGGCGGCGGCGGCGACGGCATCCCAATTTTTGATCAGCAGCACGACCGCGGCGATCACCGCGGCGATGGCGGCGGCGACCCAAAACCACGGGGACGCCAGCAGCGTGAGGTTCAGCACCTTCGTCAGCGCGATCACGGATTTGATGATTTCGAGTGCTTTCATGGCGCCGGCGAGGGCGAGGACGGCGCCGGCGACGGCACCGATGACCCCTACCAGCGCGGCGAACAGCGTCGAATGTTCTTCCGCGAAACCGGCGACGGCCAGCATCGGACCGGACAGGGCCTCGAACGCGGGCAGCATGGCGGCGCCGATCGCTTCCTGCACGTTCCCGAACGCAACCGACATTTTCGCGGACGAGGTGGCGGTGGCGGCGGCCGTGCCGCCCACCTGTTTTTCGATGGCCTCCAGGACCAGCTTTTGCGCGCCGAGCATGTCGTTCGATTTGACCATCGCGGCGACCTGCGCCTTTTGGGCCTCGGTGAACGTGACACCGGACCGGGCCAGCGCGCTGAGACCATTCACGGGATCGTTGAGCGCCTTGCCCAGCTGCACCGCGTTCGATTCCATCGAACCGAAACCGGCGGCGGCCAGGTCGGCGGCGGCTTTCGTGGTCCGGTCGAAGATGCCGGCGGCCCGGGCCGACGCGTTCGAAACCTCCGCGAACGTCGCGATCTTCGCTTGCGTGTTCTGTATCAGCTCGTCGTCGATGCCGGTCTGTTTCGACAGGGCCGACGCGTAGGCCTGCGCGTCTTTCGCGGCTTTGCCGGTCGTGTCGCCCATCGAGCGGAACACCTGCTCGAGTCGGCGCTGGGACTGCGCCGACTCTTCGGCCGCTTTGATGCTGGTGACCGCGGCGGCGGTGACACCGGCAAACGCGGTGGCGGCGGCCGGCACCATGGCGTCGACCGCTTTGCCGGCCTTGTTCCAGCCACCTTCGGCCCGCTCGAGCTCCTTCGTCGCTTTGTCGAGGCCTTTGCCGTCCCAGCTGGTGACGATCGGAATGACGATGGCCACGGCGTCAGTCCGTCCGCACGAGGTTCGAATTGGTCTGGGCGGTGACGCGTTCGCACGCGTCGAGCACCGCCTGCTGTACGGCCGGCAGGTCGGCCTCGGCGGTGCGCCACGCGAACCGCGACGCGGGCCCAGCCCGGCCACTGAGTTGACCAATGAGGGCCCGGCCGGCGGCGGTCCGGCCGCTCGAGGCCCGCCCGGCCATGTCCGCGACGGCCTGGCCACGGCCCAGGACGCGGATGCGGACCAGCGGCCGGTTGCCGTCACGGCCGGCCCGCCCGCCGTAGTTCACGGTGACCCGTCCACCAGGCCACCACGGCTCGAGGCCGGACAGGGTGGGGGTGCGAAGCTCGGCCCGGATCGTGGCAGCCATCGGGTCGGCGGCCCGTTTCATGTCGCGGATCGCTTCGGTGGCCAGGCGCGAATCGACCTGGCGGAGCTCCGCGATGGATTCGCGGACCCCATAGACCTGCACACGTTCGCTAGCCACGGCGCGCCTTTCGGGTGGCGCGGCCCAGCACGTCGGCGTAGGTCGCGAGCTCCACCCATCCCAGGTGTTCGAGGACGGCCACCGGTTGGCCCGTCGCCACCGAGAGCTCCACCAGCATGCGGGTCACGCTTCCGCGGCGGGCGGGTCGGGCGCTTTTGGGCTGGTCGTTTCGAAGTCGAGCACGGCCCGCTCGAGGGCATCCTGGTCGGCGGCCACCGGGTCGGCGTTGATGCGGAGTTGATGGCCCAGAATCGCGAGGACGTCCCCCATCCGCGGTGGGGTGCCGTCCAGCTGGCGGCCGGTGTCGAGCTCCCAGCGTTTGAGGGCGAGCGGGATGACGCGCACCTCATGCCAGCCGGACCCGTCGAGCTCGTAGCGGATAATCAGCACGGCGCTCCTCGGTGGGGTGTGGCGGGTCGACTGCGGCGGCGGCCGGGGTGGCCGGCCCGTCACACCCCAGGCGTGAACGCTAGGGAACCGGACACCTTGAGGGTGGCGCTGCACGTCATGGCGTCATCGGCCGGGGCCTCCGCCGACAGCTCGGTCACCACCGCCGAACCGGTCCATTCGGAGGTTGTGCCGGCGGTGATCGTCAGGGTGCCGGGGTCGCCGGCGACCAGGGCGGCGCGGAGCGCGGCGTAGAAACCGCCGGCGGTCTCGTCTCCGTCGTAGAGGAAGTCGGCTGACACCTCGGCCTCCACACCTTTCGAGGTGGTGACGGAACCGGCGAGGGTTTGCGTGGTCGTCGAGTCGGCCGTTTCGTCGACCGTGAACGTGGTGATTTGCGCGCTACCGGCAACGGTGCCGAACGTGAACGTGCACGCTTTGCCGGTGATCGCGACCGGTGTGCTGCTCATGGGGTGGAGGCCTCCTCGAGTGACGTGACGGGCAGGCTGATGACTGCGGCGTCGGTGGTGCCGGCGAGCACCGGCGGGGGCACCGGCACCGCGGTACCGGTGAACGTGGCGCCGTCTACGGCGAGCTCGAACGTGACGGAGGCCCGTGAGTAGGCGCCGGCGAGCAGGGCCCGGCAGAGCGACGGGGCGGCGGCCCAATCGGGGGCCACCGAGAGCTCGAGCGCCCAGCGGGGCGTACCGAGGGCGAGGGCGGCGGCGCCCAGCGTTTCGAGGTGGGCGGCCGGTTGCACGGTCGGGGTTAGCCGGGCGGTGGAGATCCGCCAGGTGGTGCCGGCGATCGTCACCGCGGCGCCGGCGGCCACCAGCTCGGGGCCGACCGTGACCACGGCCAGGACGGACCAGGTGGGCGGGTCGGTTTGCGTGAACGTGACGCGGGCGTCGGGCGCCGACAGGGCGGCCAGCACGGCGCCGATCGTCGGCATGGCCCAGGCGGCGGCGTCCGCGTTGTACGGCGGGACGGAGACCACTGAGACCGGTATCGGGACGTCGACCAACTGCCCGCGTTTGGTGATCACCGCGGACGCGTCAGGCAAGCCGACCAGGACACCGGGCGCCACCAGGTCGCGGGGATCGGTGACGTGGGCGACGCCAGCCACCTCGAGCTCGAGGGCGACGAGGGCGGCGGCGGCGCCCACCGGGTCGGGGTTCACGGCGTCACCTGGTCGGGCGGGGTCCAACCGAACGCGGGCCGCGGGCATCCCAGCAGCCGGCGGATATGGGTCCAGCCGGCCATGATCGGCTGGCCATCGGCGGTGTACGTGATCGCGGTGTCCGCGATGGCGCCGCGGCGCCGGTACTCCTCCAGCGAGGCCTCCACCGCGGCCAGCTTGCACGAGGCGTCCGGCGCCGACGCCGGGTCGTCGGTGTAGCCGTGTCGGGCCCGTTCCGCGTAGACCTGCTCATTGCCGGCCGCGGTGGCCTGGTCGAGCCAGGCCATGTCGGCCGGGGCGGTCGGGGCGCCGGCGCCCAGCGCGGCGGCCACATCGGCCGTGGTGCACCAGGTCACGGCCATCGGCCCGGCCTACTTCGAGCTCGAGCGGGCCACCGGCGGCGTCTTCGTCACGTTCACGACACCGGCGGGGACGAAGAGGGCGGCGGCGCCCAGGCCCCACACGGCCACGTCACGGCCCAGCTTCGCCACGTCGTCGGCGGCCAGCGTGCGGGGCCCATCCTCGAACCAGGCCGCGGCCAGCCGGTTCGTGACGATGGCGCCGGCCGTGATCGCCGGTTCATGGACGATCCGCAGGCCGGCCAGGCGCACGTCGAGGGTGCCGGCGTCGACGCTGGCGCCGGCCACGTTGCCGGCCGGGGCGGCGCCCATCGCGGCGATGGCGGCGCCGGCCGCGATGTAGGCGTCGGAGGACGCCAGCACGACGGAGGCGGGCGCACCGGTCGCGGTTTGCACCTGCACCGAGGCCTCGAACAGCGCCGCGGCGGTCTCGGGCCCGGTGCCGGTCACGGGGATCACGGGCCCGGCGGTGGCGCCGGCCTCGAGGGCGGCGGCGGCGGCGGCGTTCGTGACCAGCCCATAGGCGCTGGCCATGATCCGCATGTAGGCGTCCAGGTAGGACGGGCGGGACCGGGTGAGCAGCTGGTAGGCGATATCCGACCCACCGGCGAACGTGCGGAGCGCGGCCGAACCTTTCTTGAGGTCGACGCGAACCGACGTGATCTCGGTTTTTTGGGCCAGCTGTTCGCCCACCAGGGCCGACAGGGACCCGTCGAAGTAGGGCCAATCCACCTCGAGGCCATCGGCCGGCGCCGGCCGGCCGAGGGCGTTCACGGTCGGCCGTACCGCGGCGATGATCCCTTGCACCTCGGCCAGCCAGCCGGGCGGCATGACACCGGGGTTGTTCCCTGTCACCTGGTCCGCGAGGGCGAACAGCGGCGCCGGGTAGCGGGCGCCGTCCGCGAACCGGGCCACGGTGTAGGCGGCGAACGTGGGGAAGTCCGCGAGGGGGTGCCGGTCGAACGTCGCGACGGTCACGGCCCGGCCGGTGGCGTAGAGGTGGGCGGTGGTCCGCTCGTCGGGGGGCGGCGGTGGGGTGTCGGGCGGGTTGTCGGTGTCGGGCGGGGTGTCGGTCATCGTCACGGGGGAGGCCTCCAGGGTGTGTAGTGAGGCGGCCAGGTGGCCGCGGGCGGTCGCGAACCGGGGCACGGCCACGCTTGAAAGCTCGAGCAGCCGGGCCCGGGTCACACGGAAACGGAGCTCGAACGCGCCGGGCGCCACCGGTTCGGTGGCCACCTCTTCGAACGCGACGCCAACCGAGACACCGGAACGCAGGCCATTCGCCATTTGCCGCACGATGGTGTGGGTGCGCGGCTCCTTGAGTTCTTCGGCCGGGATGGCCAGGGTTAGCCACAGGGCGCCGTCGTGGTCGTCGGCCGAGTCGGCCCGGCCGATGACGTGCGTGTCGTCGTGATCCGCGAGGAACGGGACGTGCGCCGGTTCGGGGACGGTGACGGCGCCGGGGGCGAAGCTGATGACGTCACCGAACGGGTTGGCTGGCACCTCGGTATCCCAGGGCAGGGCCAGGGCGTCGAATCGGATGACGGGCGCCGGGTCGGTCAGCGGATCGGCCGCGAACCGGAACGGCGCCGCCGGCGTGAAATCGAACCGGCCGGGGATCGCGGCGAGCCGTTCCGCGAGCGTGGGGTTAGGCATGGGCGGCCTCCGTAGCGGGCGCCGGCGCCGGCGTCGCGGCGGCCACCGCGGCCAGCTGGTCGGAGCGCAGGAACCGGGACAGGTCAACCGCGACCGTGGTGCCGTTCGGGGTGACGGCCGGGCCGCTTAGGGTCTGCTCCAGGCAGGCGATATACGGGGCCAGGCCGAAATCGATGAGGTCGAGGCGGGCCGTGAGCGCCGTCTTGTAGGTCATGGAGTCGCCGGGCACCGCGGCGTTGACCAGGAACGCGGGGACGTTCGCGACGCGGGCCAGCGTGACGTCGGCGTAGCTGCGGGATTCGACCAGCTGCAACCGGGATGGGTCGGCCTGCGATTCGCGATATTCGAGCCATTCGTTCAAGTAGGCGACGGTCTGGGCTGACAGGGCGGCCTCGAAATCGGCGGCCATCGTGGCCATATCGGCCGGCGGCACGGCCAGGCCGCCGGTTTGCTTGAGCCAGCCAATCGGCATTGCCGCGGTCGCGAAACGGGCGGCGGTCGCTTCGAGGCGCGCCGCGATCCACAGTGGGGTTAGGGCCTCGAGCACGGGCGCCACCGGCGACTCGAACGCGACGACGTGCAGCGCGGAGAGGCGCAGGATTCGGCCATCGGCGCCGGACACCTGCCATACGTCGTCGGCGGCCAGGTGCGGGAAGGTGCGGGGCCCGTCCGGCCCATCCCAGGCCGGATGGCCCGCCGGTGGCGTCAGCTCACGCCACCACAGGTGCTCGAGGGCGGCCGGGTAGCCGTTGGCGTCGCGGACGGTGACGCGACACGCGGCCCAGCCGTGAAAAAACAGGTCGTCGACCACCGCCGCGGTCCACGCGGCGCGGGTGCGTAACGGGTCGGGCTGCTCGAGCCAGCCGGCGGGCACCGGCCGCGGTTCGGCGCCGGCGGGCAGGCCCCAGGTCGTGGCCCGGGTGAACGTGGCGCCGGCCAGCGTCCCGACAATCAGGTCTCGGGCCCGGTTGATCACCGAGAGCTGCATGGCGTCGCGGCGGGCGATGACGGCCGGCGGGGTGAGACCGGTCACGCGGGCGTCGCGGGCGGCGGCCAGCTGCGCGGCGAGCGGCCCGGCGGGTGCGGTAGCGGCGAAACCGGCGGCCGGGGTGCGGCGGCGGCGGCTCAGCACGCGTCGAGCATCGGGCGGGGCTACGTAGTCACGTCAACCGTTACCGGGCGCGGGCCACGGCCGGGCGGGTCTGGGGGACTGCGGCGGCGGCGGCGGCCAGGGTGGCGGCCAGCACCGCCGGCGGGGTCGAGCGGCGATCCCACAGCCAACCGTCGCCCAGCTTGCGGGCCACGGCGCCGGACATGGCGGCGGCGAGCTCGGCCTGCCCGCGGTGCGTGAGGCGGCCGGTGGTGAGCAGGTCATAGAACGTGGCGCAGGCCCGGGCCACTTCGCGGGTGCCATACACCTCGAGGGCGCCGGGGCCGACCTGGCGCTCGAAGTCGGTGGCCAGGTTGCCGGCCGGCCCGTAGCCGTCGAGCACGATACGGCCGGCCCGGCTGCGGGCCAGGTGGGCGCCGGCGTCAACCGTCCAGGCCAGGCCGGCGCCGTCCGCGACCAGCTCTACCGTTACCGTGCCGGTGTCATCCATCGTGGCGGCGGCCACGGCGCCGCCGCGGCGGTCGGGGGTGCCGTCAATGGCTAGCGACCAGCCGGCCGGGGCCAGGGCGGCGTCGGGGCGGCCGGCGCCGGCCCAGGCCTCGAGGTCGATGGCGGCCAGCGTGGCGGCGCCGTCATCCCACCAGCCGTGGTATTCCTGGTGGAAGAGGTCGGCCGGCATGTTGTGGCGGTCCGCTTCGATGGCGGCGGCGATTTCGGGATGATGGGCGATCGCCGGGTTTGCGAGGGCCAGCAGGGCGGGCGGGCAGCTGCAATGGTCGGCGTGGGCGTCGGGCGGTTCACCTTCCAGCGGCGCCGCCCATTCGAAGTAGGCGAGGCCGGGGCGGCCGGCCCGGCCGGCGTCGCGGTACTTGCGGGCCCAGCTGGCGTCGGGGCCGCCGGCGTTCGTGACGATCCAGAGCTGGCGGCGGTGCCGGCGGGACTGCGCCGGGCCCACCGCGGCCAGCAGGGCGTCGCCGGCCTCGAGGGCGAACATGCGGGCCTCGTCTACGGTCACGGTGTCCGCGTTCTGGGATCGTAGGGCCTCGCCATCGGGGGCGAAGAGGCGCAGCACCGAGCGGGTTTCGCGGACGGTGAAAGCCTCGGAACCGTTCGAGCGGCGGCATTTGACGTGGGCACCGAGGCGGGAGGCCTCGAGCATCGGCATCCATTCGTCGCGCCAGAGGGCGGCGCCGGTTTCGCGGCGGTGGAACGTGTACCAGGCGCGGCGCATTCGTCCGGCCGGTTCGGTCACCAGGCCGAGGGAGTTCACCATGGCCACGGTCGTTTTGCCGGCCCGGCGGGGCACGGTGAGCATGACGGTCGGGTAGCGGTAGGTGCCGTCCGGCTCGAGCTCGCCGGCCACCGCCAGGACGTGACGCTGCCACGGGTCGGGGCGCAGTCGGAGCAGGGCGGCGACGCGTAGCGCATGGTGGGCGGCGGTCGGCCTCGAGGCGTCGCGTTCGGTGTCGTAGGCGGCCGGCGGCTCAGAGGTTGGGGTCATCGGCGCCGGCGAAGAGGTCATCTAGGGACAGGGCGCCGGACGGGGCGAGAGCTCGGAGCATGTCGAGCGTGGCCCGGTACTCCGCGAGCAGGCGGGCCACGGTGTAGCGCGAC